GTTCACAATGCCCTTCCCTCCCTCTGTGGGGGCTTGCTGGCGCGTCTTTGCTAACCGCTCAATACTTAGTAAGCGCGGGCGGGAATACAGGGAGGCGGCAATACAGGCAATAAAGGATCAGGGGTTAAGCGGTGAAAAATTGGATTCGAGGCTTAGCGTTTATATAAGAATGCACCCGCCAACACTCGCTAAGCGTGATGTTGATAATTTCCTAAAGGCCCCACTTGACGCGCTAACTCATGCAGGATTTTGGGTTGACGACGAACAGATAGACAAGCTAACAATATGCAGAGCTGAAAAAATAAAAGGGGGAAAGTTAATTGTCACTGTTAGAGAAATTTAAATTGTGGCTGCGGAGCTTGGATAATCACCCACCTGCTGAATTATTTATTGGTGGGTTAATCATAGTCGCGTACACCGGTATATTGGTTCATGGCTATATTTTGGCGAGGACGCTTGGTCATGGCTGAAGGATTCACGGTAAATTCAAAGCACACCCTAGATTTTGCTATCAACTGGCTTAAGGATAACTTTGAAAAGAACAAATACAGCACGTATTCAGTCAGGCATGGTGCAGACCGCTCCATAGATCAAAATGCGCTGTTTCATGTTTGGGCGCTTGAGTATGGATGCCATCTTTCTAAGTTACACCCAAAGGGCTTAGAGACGCTTGCACGCGAAGCAATCATTGAGCAAACAAAGAGAGCGGCTAAGCGTAAGTTTTATTCAGAGTTCAGATATTCATGGATGGTAATTGTATTAACTGATCCGTTTACTGGTGAATCAAAGAAAGATTTGCGAAGCAGTAAGGGATACAAAACCGCTGAAATGTTTGAGTTTTTAACTTGGCTGCAAGCAACCGCCATTAACGACGGGTGCTTGCTTGAGAGTAAAGGTGAATTTGCTAAGAAACAGCGTGATCAACCTTAGGGGGTTCTCGCTCCATTACTTATAATTGAAAAGCCCTACACTGGTATAGATAAATGAAAAATATATTATTAGTATCGGTATTGTTTTTATCCGCATGTGGCGGTTCAGGCGACACCAGGCAAGAGCCTAAGGATAATCCCGCCGTGCCACAGAAGGATGTGCGATTTTTAGTGGCGGGTCAGTCAAACGCAGTGAGATGCGACTGGGATTATCTAGATATCAGCTATAAAAGCATAGCTGTAGGGTCACAATCCATTCAGGATTTAATTGATATTTATGTAGATCAAGACTACGCCGCCTACGACGGTATATTGTTTGTGCACGGCGAGCAGGATGCCTACCTACTAACGGACCCAAAAATATATGTAGATAAAGTTGAGGAGTACAGAAAAATGATAGGGCTTCCTATTTATATTTCGACGGTCGGTTATGATTTTAGATACTCCGGCAATCACGACCAAATCAGGGATGCGGTAAACAGCGAAGCTAAGGCGAATAAAAACTGGACTGTAACTTTTAACGAGGCCCAGTATTTTCCTGAGTTAGGCAACCTTCTCGGAGATGGCGTTCACTTTAACCAACAAGGCTGCGAGATGATGATGGATTATATTTTACCTTAGCAGGCTAAAGCTGCATTATTCCGTAAAACCATATATTACCGAAATACATTCTAGCCTCACTAGATCTATCCGACCCGTCAAACTTTATCAATCTGTTTGAGTTTTTATTAAAGTTGAAGCTCATAGATGTTGTTTCTGCGCCAGTGTACAGATCTAATGCCCCGCCGTTAACGTATATAAAATTCACAGTCGCTGTATTATCGCCGACGACTTTTAATGAGGGTATGTATGGGACTATGCCGCCTGTCGAACTTGGAGTTAAGCTAACATCACTGCCCAAGCAAAATGAATGTGAAAGCTCCAGATTACCGGCGCTATAAGACATATCCGCAAGTGGATTCACCGCATTTGTGGTGTAAATAGTCCCTTGATCCGTGCCCATTGACACCTTCCATCCCACACCATTCCAGTAAACCCTCCCCGCAACCGTCTTATTTAGCGAGGCTCTGAACGCAATCGCGCTAGTCGATACTGATGACCCTATCACCATGCCCTGAGCGCCTGCTATTGTCTCATCAGGCCCAACCATCATCGTTAAAACCTTAGAGTAAGTTTTAGTGAACGGGACTAACAGTCCGTAGCCTGACGCATCGGATCTGACAGGTACGGAATCATTAACACCTAGCGGCTCATGGGAGCTATCTTTTATCCACTCCCATACGTCTGTACCAAATACGGTAATAGTTCCCGTCGCGGGTGTAGTTAGGCCCGAATCAACTAAAACTCTATATGTATCTACGTTGTCAACCTGAGCTATTTCTGCGGTTCCGTTGTACCCAGTTTCGACAGCCCCCTGTATAAAAACAAAATCTCCAACAGCCCTGCCGTGAGCAACTTCATTAACAATCCCGGAAGTCCCGCTGCGTGTAATGCCCGCTACCGCTGTTGGTTGCTCTTGTCGTATTGTCCCGCAAATAATTTCTATCCCTTTGTCTTTTAACTCTGGTGCATGGGAGTATCCGTATATAGCACCAGCCGAGTGGCCAATAGCGTTTAAGTCGTCTGCTGTATCCGTTCCGGCAAGCTCAGTGGCAAGGTCGCCAAGAAACACAAACGCGGTAGTACCTACCGATGCCCCAGACGAAACGTATCCGCTGGCAGACGCAGAAACTATGACTACGCTTGCTGCCGCCGACGCTGATGTAAATTTAGCTGTATCATCTGCAACCCCGTCGCCTACTGGTGCCCACCAGTCTAGATGTGCGGAACCACTGAAGCCCCTAACCGCCGCAAAACTCCCCCCAGTAATGATAGTCCCAGCATTATCAACATTCGACCCAATAGCCTCTATAACGAAATCACCGGTTATTCCTGAGCCTGTGACCTTTACAACATCCCCCGCCACATAATCACTAGCCGCTAATGCTGTGCGTAGTAGTGCGTAGGTGGCCTGGGTTTGATTGTCCAAGTAGTCCTGCAAAAGCCTATCTGTGCCGTTAATCTCAACTGTGATATTAGTCGCGCCAAGTATCGCACCGCTTAGATCCTCAAAAACTGGAACACCATCAACGTCATCAACTATGAAGGAATAATCACCGTCTAAATACAGCTTTTGCGCTACCTTCCCGCCAGAGGTTAGCGTCTGAGTGGTTGCAGCCGGAAGCGTTAAAGCAGCGTCAAGATAGGGCGTCTTAACGTTAGTCTTTGCATCTTGATTTGGCAGCCCAAAATATACAGTGCCAAGGGCGTTAACCTCGCCGGAGTCAAGGAAAAAAGGTACGTCTGTGTTTATAAATCTGCTCATTTTATTCCTCTTGTGCTACGGCTGGCACAGCTATTGCCGCGCTTGATGCTGCTAATGATTGTCTTAGTGTTCCCGCCCTAGCAACCGCCTCTTGAATTATTGGGGTAGAGCTTTTTACTAATGCTAGGTTTAAATCTGGCCGCATTAATAATGACGCTAGATCTTCAGCGCTTCTTTCGGCTTTCGGTGTATTTCTTAGGTAGACCTTTGCTAGCCTATCAGCATCAGCACCGGCCCGTATAAGTTGGTTGGTCATTCTCGCAGAGTTGTGCGTGAGATTCCTTGCAAGCTTGTGTGATATTGTTCCAACTGTAGGCAGCAATATAAGCCCAATTCCGCCAGCTAGTGACCCGTCTATAACTAAAGCCGTAGCCCCGCCGCCAACCGTACCGCTAGCGAGCGCATTCAAAACTGTGCTTTGCTTCCCTTCACCCCAGCCAAGCTTGCCAATACGCCTTAATGTGTTAGCTGTGGTTGTTCCACGCTCAACCGCTTTCATGGCGTCCAGCTCAGCACCACTGAAGAATCGGCTTTTCTTTTTATTTTGTATAATCTGCTTAAATTGAATGCGTATGCCGTTTTCAAATCCGCTTTGCTGGCTTTTTGCCCTCTCGATAGCCTCATCTAAAACTTCAGATTTTCTGGCGCGCCCCCATAGATCTCTAGCTGCTGCAACCTCACGCCCTATGTTTGTTCGGCCTCCAGAGAACGAGGAAACGCTTATACCCTTCATAAAGTCATCAATGCTATCAACAACGGTTAGGTTTATGGTCTCGTCTGCAAAATTCCCTGCTCTATTAGCCACTCCCGCCGAGTTCTGTGCGGCGCGTCGAATACCCTCAAGCTCATCAAATGATATCTTTCCGGTTTTCATATCTTCCAAAACATTTAATATATCGGATGATTGCGGCGTTAGCTTCCTTCCAAGCTTTGATTGTAGAAGTCCCGCGTCATTCGCCTCGCGCAAAGCTTTATCAACAAAAGCGCTAAAGGCTTCAGGCTTAACAACTACGCCAGACTCACTAAGGTCGTTATATATTGCCTTACTCGCATCTCTTAACTGTTGAGATGATGGAGCCGCACCACTTACAGCCTCCGCTATTTCTTTTTTGGTTGGCTCTCTTAGCGCTTGTCTTGCAGCCTCTACCTTTGCTTCACGAGGGATAGCGGGCACACCAATGTCTTGAGTTAGTTCATCTGCCCCACCGCGAGCGCCACGAGGACCAATAGGGACCAGTGAAGCAATACCCGCGAGAGGGCCTGTGATAGCTGCTGTTTTAAGGGCTTGCTCTGTATCAGCCCCCTTTCCCTTAGCCAATACAAAGCCTTCTGTTGCACCTAAGCCACCTTGCGCAAGTCCACGCGTTAATGCTGTTTTACCAAAAGCGGATACAGGCCCGCCAGCCGCCAAAAATGGGGCCGTTTCGCCTAATATCTCGCCACCACCAACCGCTCCAGGCTGTTGAGCTTTAAGCCCTTCAACCCCCAGCTTTGAAATCGGGTCTTCCTGCTCTGCCAAGCCAACACCGCGACCAACTTTAGCGAATCCTCAACCAGTACCCACCAAGAATGCCTCTAAGCCGCCAGTACTCTCTATAAGTTCAGCTAGTTCAGGTTTAACAAGTCGAATCTGCTCAAGCTCTGCCGCCTGCCTGCGATTGCTTATTGCTGCCGCTCTAGGCTGTCCGCGACGCCTACGGTCCCCCGTATCAGGTAGTGGGAATCTAGATTCAATGTCTGCAAGTACGTTTTCTGGTAATCCCTCAAGAGGGTCCACCTTTGGCGCGTCAAGCTCGTGAACAGTTCGGCTTCGTCCGCGCCTTTGTGTTTCTCTTGGTGCGGCCTGAGCTTCTGGTTGTTGCGCTTGCTGGTCAGGTATTAAATCTGCAAACGATCCAGCCTGTTTTGGAATTAGATCATCAAAAGATCCCACTATTGACCCCCTGTAAGCTGCTGAAGTCTTTGCATTACAGCTTCGCGATCTGCACCAGCCGCGATTGCTGCCTCTGCCTCTTGTGTTAGCGCTTGAATATCCACGACTGGAGGTGCTGCACTTGGCTGCTTAACAAGAAACCCCTCTCTTGTTGATTTGGCTAGCTGATTTCTTTCTGCTGATTTAGTAAAAACAGCCCTTATGGTGCGAAGCTCTTTACGGGCTAGATCATCGCTAATTAATGGATTGCTTAATAATGTGGCTGATTTTTCTAGGGTTTTCGATTCGCTATCACTTATAGTTCCCTGCCCTTTAAGCTTCTGACGAGACTCAAGAGAGACCAGCCCTCTAATTTGGTCTAACTCTGCAATAACATCAATAGCTTCCTGTGATCTAAAGGTGTCGGGCGTGTTGGTTATCAGCTTTCCAAAACCAGAGGAGAACCTATCACCGGTAAGTAGGCCGTTTATTTGGCTGACAACTCTGTTAGCTTCATCCATAGCCGCCGTTTTGGCTGTTATTACGCTCTGCCGCTCCTCCTCATTTTTTATTTTTGTCTCGTCCATAGCTAGCAGTTTAGCCGCTAGGCTGGCTGCACCTAGCGGCGTATCTGCTTCTGCGGCACCTACAGCCGTAGCCACCTTGCCAGCAATATCAGCCTTGGACTTTGCAACCGGATCGGTCAAGTCTTCTCTCGCTATTGTTATATCAGCGGACCCTTGAGATCGAGCTTTAATTCCCGATTGCCGCAACGCTACCTCTCGACGCGCTTCCGTCTCGGTGAAGGGCTGCTTTGTTTCTGGATTGACCGCACCAATAAGCGCCTGCACTTGACCCTCTGTTTCCCTTTCTTTTGCTGATTTTTGGAATGATTTGGGGTCTGAAAAGAAAGCGTTAGCCGTTTGGTATTCATCAATTACGGATTGAGGGTTAGAGTCAAATCGGGCTATATCGTCCTGTATATCAGCGATCAAAGGCGCTAAGTCTGGATCTTCGTTAAGCAATGGAATAAGCGACTGAAGGGTTCTAACCGTCCCACCCTCGCCTGCGGAAGCAACCGTTCTAGCTATGCTAGCTTGAGCCTGTCTCTGCTTTAATTTAGCAGCCTTTGCACGCTCTTGATCGCCCTGCAATATAGAGCCAACCTGAAGACCAGCCCTAGGGTCACGGCTTGCTAAGCTGGACTGAGCCAACCGATCACCACTAAGCGCACGCTCTTGCAGCTTTTGGCTTATATTTCTATTTATAAGTCCGCTTATCCCCTCGGAAAGAGGTCTCACATCAGCAACAAATGGACTAGCCATAACTAAAAACCTTTATTTATATTTAGACCGCCGCCACCAAAGCCACCCGCACCACCGCCCGCAGAAAGCGCCGAAGAGCCTATGTCGATAATATTACTAAGTCCCGCCGCTCGCGCTTGCAGCCCTCCCTTCGTTCCGCCGCTAATAATGCTGCCAATAACATCCTGAAGATTGATAGCCGTACCGATACCCGCTTGACCTCTGGAAGCGATATTCTCGCGCCGCCTGTTTAGCTCTTGCTCGATACCTAAAGATAGATTTGCCGGGATTCTTGCAGCCTCAGTAGCCGCGGCCCCAGATCTACGCAAGCCTGCACCAGAAAGCGCGGCCTGTGATGCCCTTTGACGCTCAGCAATCAATGGATCAAGAGCGCCGCCAGATAGTATATCGCCTATGTTAGCCCCAAATCCGCCCGCCGATGCCGACTCCTCCAAAAAGGGTATTTGACGCTGACCAGCCTCAATAGTTGGATCAAGTAACGGTGCCAAACCCTCAAGCCTAGCCGCTCTAGCAGCCGCATCCTTCTTCAGAGAATCTTGCGCCGTTTGGCCTGATATGGACTTGAAAGCATCTTCTAGCGGATCTCCTAGCGTCTGAGCAAAACCAGTTGAACCAGCAATACCGCCCCCGCGCGCATCCAGACCTAGAACGTCGTCGAAAAAATCACCACTAAAAAGACCCATGCTATGTACTCACTAATTGGCCGGTAGCCCTAAACACTAGGGAATTTGCGGCGCTTGATTCTGCTCGAATTGTACCACCCTTGGGCACTAAATGCCCTATGATGGCCGGAGCTAGATCAAAGCCGCGCAATGATGTTACAAATTTGGTTGGTGAGTTGGCACCTGGGGTGCTTGTTGAGTCGTAAATATAGACTCTGTAGGAGCGGTTTACGCCAGTGTTATTGGTTGCCGTAAATGCTGTGATTTGCGTATCCTCAGACGCCGTGAATAATATCTCAACAGCATCAGCTACAGAGCTTTGAGCGTTAGCAATTAAGGTGTATTCATTCGCCATTACAGAACCCTTAAAAACGCATGATCGACAATTATGTTCGTTGTGTTCGTCTGATTCTCTACAAACACTTCAATGTAATCATTCTCCTCAAATGTTAACTGCCAAGGAAGCGATAATGTGCGAGGGCTTGACCCACTAATAGCAACATCAATACCGGACGCGGTAATAGCTACGCCGTTAAAGAAAAGGTAGATCTTTACAGTTATCGCCCCACCCCCAGCTGAGATTAATCCTAAAGAGACATCGACCGGGCCTTTAAGATCCCTCTCAGCGAGATAAGTAATGCGTCCAGCCGCAGTTGTTGAGAATAGCGAGGACTGAACCTCAACCCATGTACCAGCAACCAGAACCGCATTAGATGCATCTGTGCTGGATGCTGAAATCACCGTTTCTGTAGCGTTCCCGCTAAAGGATGTTAGTGCGTCGGGCTGTGTGTCGGCTGTGGGGTTGTTGCCGGAAAATCTCCAGCGAATATCATCCGTGGTGATGTTCTCAAGATCGGTCATTCCGGCCAGAAATTCTGAGTTACTTACTGTCGCTAAGCGACCCGCAGGAACGTTGCCGCTACTAGCTAGACCAGATATACCATAAGCTCCAGCCGGGGCGGTAAAGAATAAGTTATTCATCTCTATGACGGTTGCGGTCGCTGACCCGAAATCAACGCCCTTAAAGGACGCGGACGTTGACGAGAACGCTAACCGCTCAAGAGACACGAGAAGAGGCGCGCCAACCAACTCTATGCCCAAGCCAACACCTAGCCCGGTCGTATTAGAGCATTGCAGTGAGCGAATATCCTCAAATCGGCCCCACTTAGCGCCACCCAGAACGCTTAGATTTAGCGCCGTAAACCGGTACACCTGTCCAACAGTATCACTAAAATCAAACGCCTGGTTTGTCGCCCCTATAATAATCTGCACGTCATGTATATATATTGAGGCGTCCACAGCCGTCATAAATACGCCAGACCCTGTAAACGTTATGGCGTGGGCTGTAAACGCTGGCGAGCTAAATGCAACACCATCGAGAACAGTTATGCTTTTAGCAGTGGAGAACGAGTCCATCAAAACGTATGACGTGTTCGCGTCAAGAGTAATGGTTGTTGCTGTCTGGTTGGGAAAGTCGGCCTCTTCTGATAGGTATACGGTCTTATCTGCGCCAAGCTGACTGTATAAATCAGTAAAATTATCGTTTGTTTTATCAAAAGCTACAGGAGGAGTGTCGCCGTTGCCGGCATCATCCGCGCCTATTGTAATTAGTTGCTGAGCCATTATGCTTTCGCCATATCAATAGTTATTCTGGTTGTGTCAATAGTCCACCCGGTAGAATCTACCGTAAATGGGTTATCTGTTATTTCATTTTCGATCTGAACTATTCTAGCCATCATGCTCGCCATTAGGCCGGTATCCGACTTTTGACTCTCTGCGTTTGTGCTATTCTCCAAATCCTCGAAGAATCGCTCTAGCTGAGTAGTAGCAACTAGGTTTTTTTCTCCTAGCTGGCTAGTCTGCTCTACTATAATCTCTTCACCTGAGCTTGGACGGCTAGTAATGGTCATAGATCAGCCTCAAGCGCTTCCATGGACAACTTAACGTTACCCGTGCCTCGCATTCTAATCTGGCAGAAACTCTCGTATGTACCAAGCCCACCGCCCCACCTAATGCGGTGGTTATAGTTTCCCGTTGCTAGTAGATTTCTATACGTGAAATCATCATTAGCAACACCATCGCGACCAAGGCTTAAGCCTATTGTTGTGTCATCTTGACCTGTGAGCAAGTCAGCCTCTAAAGCTCTTAACGAGAAATAGCTGTTTTTTGTAGACCGAACAAATGTGCAAAGCTCATACTCAACCTGCGCACCATACTCTCCGGGCGTATCAGTTAAAGAGCCTATTTGGCCCGTAGTCCTGTGACCGACATAATACCGGTTATAAGCAAAGGTGACGTATTTACCATTCCATGGGCCGGTTGTTAGCGCGTCAAGTGATGAGTCAAAATAGATCCAATTACCGCCAATGTAAGCAATGGTATACGGCGCAATGTTCCAGCCTATGACCTGCGCACCTTTCCATTGAAACGAAAATGCGTTGGCGTCTTTTAATTGTCCAGACGTGTATTCAGTATTTAGCAGCTCATTGATAGCACTATTAGATATAGCCGGAGCTTGACCAGACTGCATAATATTAATCGAGTAGCCCTGATCCCTAGTATTGCCGATGAATGCAAACGTTCCAAGGTATCGAATGCCGCCGCCGATATAACCAACATCAATACGCGCATTATCCCGCTTTAAAAACGGCGTTAATACATTAGTTGTGGGCCTGAATATCTCGAAAGCTTGACCGCCGCCAATATATAATTGATTGGATATGTTTATAGTAAATTTGTTTAAATCTGGCAGCTCTTCGGCGTCGAAGAAGTTTAGCGGGTTAATGTTTCCCGCCTGGTCAACTTCAGAATAGAATGCTGGCTCGCCATCCGAAGGAATAAATACATGGCGACCGTTGATAAAATCAACACTATTGGACGGAATGAAATCAGGGTCCGTTATCTGGACTAGACCCGTATCATCGTTGTATGTGTAGCCGTTGCCACCTTTAACGATAATAACTAGATTGACTTGACCTAATGAGAATACGCAATCAGCAGAACCTGCAATTGTTCCTAGGTCCGTAAGAGTACCGCCAACCTCCAGTCGTTGTAATTTTGAGCCGATAACAAAGTAGGGCTTAGAGTCAACATACCATGTAGCGTTGGCTCTGCACCCCACCTCACTAGACACAACTTCCGCCTTCGTTCCGGGCGTCCTAAGCAAATATCCTTCGTGTGAGAAAAGATTAATTAGATATTCGCTTAATTTCGGCGTGTCTTTAATGCCAGTTATGCCCTGCGGCAAAGGTACAGCAGTCATGATCCCACCGCGACGCTTACGTTAAATAAGAAATCAAAGTCGCGTATCTCTGCATTTGCATAAGTGGCCCTAGCTTTGATTTTGATCACCCCCTCTGTTGTAAACGTCACTAGTGAAGTAGATGTATTCAATGTCGTGCTTGTGCCGCTTATCGTAGCCGTTCCCTGCTCTACCGTCCACACCACGCTAGATACTGTGGTGCCACTCTTAACGGCATCAGAATCAAAATCAGCGACATATAGGAACGCCTCGCCTTTGTTTGGCGACTCAACGTAATTGTACTTAGTATTGTCGTGTTGGTTGTAGAACTGTCGAGACCACCAGCAACCGCCTGAATTGCCACTACCTACAGGCATATTCTCAGGGAGTCTCTGATTGGTGGGCGGCTTGGCATTGACGTATAGCGTGTTGTTCGCAATCTTCTGCTGTTTGAAGAACGATGGAACAAAATCACGTGTTTGAATAAATGGCGCAACCGCTTCGGCTAGATTAAAAATAAGCCCACGTTTGGCCCACGGGTATTCCTTTAATTCGTCGTTTATAGACGCTGGAATCTGAGGCGTTACATACAACCCATTGCCACGCATAGTCTCAAGCATATCAACTAACTGTTGAAAGCCCTCGGACTGCATAGCGGGATCAACAGCTAGCAGTGATGAAAACTCATTACAGAGCTTTAAACTGCTGTTGACGATTATCTTTGCTGTTGTCATAAGTGGCCTTGTTCGGTTTTGATTGCTTAGCGTTTTGACGCTTCCAGCCTAAAGACTTGGCATACTCAATCGTAGCAGGATTATGTACTGTCGTGATCTCTCTACCGCTAGGGCGTACCCATGTAATAGATTTGGTGCTGTTATCTTCCACGGTTTTCTCCACAAGAACAAAAGAAAGCGGCCCATTATAGACCGCATTAACAACTTAAGGAGTACCGAAGCCTTGACCCGCGAAGAACGGATTAAGTGCCGCGTAAGCAGGACGTAAATCGAAGCGAACAATCTGTTTGTTCTCTCGGATTGATGCACCCTTACTACAGCGTAGCTGCATTCCATCCATAGTAGTGCCGATAGTATCAGTCGAGTACAATTTTTCAATTGGTACAGAGCCGACACCGAACGCATCACGATGGTAGAACAAGTTAGGCTGAGTAACCGCGCCATCTGGATAAAGCAGAGTAACAACATCACCAGAAGTGATTGCTGTGTCTACCGTATTGTATGCGCCAGCCGATTCAAATACACCCGGGCCAGTTACAACGATGTTACCAGCACCAGCGGCATCAAGTGTAACCTCGGCGGTAACTACTGCGGTCCATACAACTTGAGCACCAGCCGCGTTAATAACAGGGTTGCGCGTTGATAGGTTCAAGCGATTACGGCCTGTGACTTGGATGATCTCACCAGCTTTGACCACTGTGTTAGCTTGGAATGCAGTTACCGCAAGTGTTTGCGTCATTGTATCCTTCGCTGCAACGTATGTAGCAGTAGGTGTACCTGTTAATGTGCCAGCCCGATCTGCGCCCGCGCCTGTAGCGGTTGCTAGCGTGTCTGCTGTCATAACGCGCATTCCACCAAAGTTATCAGCGAGCGTAGCGTTACGGAAAGCTTCAGAGACTAGCGGATCAGCCGCGCCTAGACTGCGCTGCACGTCTGCTAGAGCTGTTTGCAAGAAAGGGTTGCCCATGTAGTTCCAGTCGCCAGCAGGAACACCACAAGAGCGCATAAGCGCGCCAGCGTTTGCCACTTCTGCCCAAGTACTTACTGCTGTGCCAGGCGTACCTGCAAGCATGGATGTGTTTTTCATAGCGAATGCTGAGAAATCGATCTCAAAATCCGTTACAACACGTCGAGCCGCGTCATCGAAGAAACGTTGACCGCCATCAGGCATTTTTAACGCTTGATCTGCCTCTTGGAAATCCATCTCAACAGTAATGTAATCCTGTACTGTTGCCGTGGCTTTACCGGTAATGATAGAAGAGGCTGTAGTGCCTGAGATATCACCATCAGAAGTACGGTTAGAAACGAAATCCGTTGGACGTGGGAAATCAACCTGTGTGCCTGTATCTGACCCAAAAGCGCCAGAAAGTAAGGCTGTGTTTACTGTTTTTGTTACGGCGCGCTGACTCTCAAAGGACCCAAGGACCCCCTTCATTAGTTTGCGCGTAAAATTACTGTCAAAATCATTAGCCATGATTGGCCTCCAGTTTATTCAAAAGTTGCGCCGGTTAACAAAGGACTTGTTCCGTCCGTTGGTGCTGATCCTGCTCCACGTGTGGGGCTTATTGGATCGGGCGCGTTAGTGTGTGCCGGTTTTTTGCTCAAAGCTTGAGGCTTGATCTCATTAGCCAACTTAATGTAAGCGTGACCGCCTACGGACCCTCGCAATTCCTGTATTTTCTCTGGGTTGTCAGCCAGAAAGTCAACGATCTTTGCGCCATCGGGATCTGAATATATAAATTCCGCCAAATCTGGTGGAAGCCGGTTAGACGCCAATACTTGCTCGTTCGCCTGCATTTTAACTTCAGATATTCCCGCTTTAATCCCGCCATCGACATAGCTTGTAACTATTTCGTTGTGACGTTTTTGGCTGGCATCTGCTGCCTGTAGCTTTTCGCTAGCTATTCGACTTTCATCTTGATCCTTTTGGGCTTCCTGTAGAGCGTTTGCCGCTACAGCTTTGTGATAATCCGAAACCTGTTGCTTATATTTCGCTTCATCATCAAAACGTAAATCATCACTAGGCAATTCAGGAACAGTTACATCTTTAGGGGCTTCTTTAACCGCCTTCAATGTCTCAAGCTCAGCTTTTAACTGATCATTTTCCTGCTTTGCGTGAAAATTACGCGCCGTTAGGGTCGAGATTCGTTTCTCATAGCCATTCGATACTGGTTGTTCTACTTCTTCGGTGGTAGCTTCTGCCACCTCTGGACTTTCTACAGCGTCTACTACTGGTTCAGCCGTTTGTGTCTCAGTTACTTCGTTCAGCTCTTCTTCACTCATTTAGCACACCTTATTTGATTGCTGGTTAGGCTCATAGCTTGAGGCTATTAATCTTCCTTGATTTTACTATTGTTATTGGCGTTGAACACGTTTAGACTAATACGCACCGTGATAACGTAATGGAGCGTGAAGAATGGTTTATATAATTTTAGTCACACACCCTTATGAATTTTCGAAATGTAAGGGCGTCTTTTCGTCAAGAAAGAAGGCAGAAAAAGCGATGAGCTTATTCAAAAAAGACAGTTATGACCAATGGGAAATAGAGGAGTTTCGACTGGATGAATGTAAATGAAGCCAAAATATAGATATAACCACAAAAAACATAAATGGGATCGCCTTTATAGGTTTAACACTAATGTGCGCGTGGTTACCGGCCAACAAAAGCCAGACGGCAGCCTTGTTACTTTCGATTTACCGTTTGATAGCCCGCTAGTTGACGTATATAGGAGGAATATATGCTCAAAGTAACAGCAGAAGAGTTTAAGAAGAACCCGCGACGTGTTTATCGCGCAGCCGATAAGGGCGGAATAGTCAAAATTAATCACGATCACTATCAAGATAAGGTTTTTGAATTGACTGCTAGGGATAGAATGCCGCTAGCTGAGGAGAAGAAAGATGTTTAAATGGTTTAAGGAAAACGAAGCTATAAACGAAACATACAAAGGTCTCGCCGAAGTATCAAACACCGAAAAGAGGCAGGTTGCAGCAAGGGAGAATGCCCGAAGACTTGCACACGACCTATCTGGCGATATCGGAATACTAAGGCAGTTTTTCGATATAACGCCAAAGATTGGCAAATTTGGCATAACAGAAAAAGGCAAGGATGGGTGTATATTAACAATGCAAGAGGAATTTATGCCTGGGGTGATGGCAACCTTTTACACCTCGCACGAGGGAGTTATGGGGTTTGAATTTATAGAGGTGGGCAGTAATGATAGCCAATAAAGCCAAACACGACATAGCACAAGCTATAATCCTTCAGAACATCCTTGTTCAAATAAAAGTTAAATCGCCTAAACTGTTCTCCAAGATACAACGTGACTTCAAAGAAGCGCTTAAGGACGACTCTAATTTTAATCCGATCAAGTCGCTTATTGAAATACTGGAATCTTAGCTAGTAAGATCCTCGGCCTTATCGTTATAGGCTTCTGCTACATTCTCATTAATCACAGCGTCTGCACCGCTGGCATCCCTTAGCTTCACTAGGGTGTCAGCGTCTTTGTTGTCAATATCCGAATCAAGTTTGGCCTGGGCCTGCTCAATCTTAGCCATAGTTTCTAGCATTTTTCTAGACTGCTCTTGCAATTTAACTTGCATGTCAACTTGTCGCTCTTCCACTTGGCTTCCAAGATTCTGGACCTCTGCAAGTATCGCCTGCACCGTTGCCTCGCCAATCGGATCAGGTTGTTGATTTTCTTGTGCTGCTTGAATTTCCTCTGCAATCTTCTGCTTTTCATCATCTGTTAGCTGATCCTCTGGTACTCGGCCCTCAGCAACCATGCGCTTACGGACACGTGAAGAGATATCTTTAACGCCTGGAGCATCGAGCGATTTATAGATAATATCCTTACCTTCTTCAATAATGGATGGATCAAGAACGGCCCACTCCATAACAGCCTTAATACCCTCTGCTCTGCGACTTGTGAATGCCGGACCGGTTGTAACCTTAAACATATAATGACCGTGTGAGAGGTCGTTGATAGTCTCTACACCGCCGTCATCACCTCTAACCTCTTCATTGATGGCCTGAAACGCAGTTGTGTTATCTTCATTCGTTAAACGAACCTGCCTATTCTTAGCGTCATACACCCTAGGTATTGCGTCAATAATAATAGTATAGGTCCAGCTAACAGCCTTTTCGAGCTGCTTAACGTATTTGAATGACGCTGTATCAGACTTCTCGTTAAGTATCTCGTAAGCCTTCCCGCTATGCCCTGATAGACCTTGCCCTTGTTGGGGTTGGTGAGACATTGAAATTTCTTTCATGTCTATCTGCGTGCGGTTTAGCGTGTTCTGTAACCCAACATCCATTTGAGAGCCGGCGATTACATGCGGTGGCATTTGCCCATCTACATGATTAGCTAGCAGTATGGGGTCGTCCTGAGTGCTAAGTCGTGCGTTTTGCTGCTCATGCCCGTCTGCCTGCTCTGGCGTCATGTGTATTTTGTCTTTACGACCTAAAGCACCATCGTTGATATCTTTAGATGTGCCATAGTCATAGATGCGCTGAGCATCCATCAGCTTGCGAGTCTCGCCACGGTAATAAGGGCGTTTGTTTAATATCTGGAAATTAGCCATAACCTGGATTACAGGAATGTAGCTAAATGCCGTTTTAGCCTCTTCTGTTAGCCATCCGCCACCATCAAGCTTGCGCATATAGCACGTTGGTAACTGTCGTGATTTCTGCCTTACTGATCTGATACCGCGCTCATTTAGAGATCCTTTAACCTCTTGATATTCTTCATTAGATATAACGCGGTTGTCGCTCAGTAAGTGCAGGAGTGTTTTAACCTCTTTCACATAGTAGTAATCGCTTACTGTAATGCTGTCTTTCTTTTCAGTTGAGCACTGCTTTAGTCGGTAATCATACCCAAAGTCGCTTAATGATTGCTGTGCGCCATCAGGGAATAGATCATCGTATTCATCAACCGTTAAATCAGTATCGACAAACCCATGCTTGATATCACTGGGCTTTGTTGCTGCGGATATGCCAAGCAACCAAACGCGATTAACTGAGTCGGGTATCTTCTCGATAAGAATGTCTTGATCGAATGCGTCAACGTCCGCCCAGTCGTGTGTAACCATCCAAGCATCATAGGCATGGTCTACAATGTTTCGAGCCGCATCACTATAAATGCCCACCGCATCACTCATATTTGAGATTGTGCGAATCATCTTTTCGTAAGTAAGCGCAATTTCTTCGGTGGCATCTGAACCAACCGGTATAACTTGCCCGCCTATTTCTTGTTGTTCAATCTGCCCAGCTATCGAATCGATGATAGGTTTTACTAGGTCAATCTGATAGCGTGGCTTGCCCTCGAATCTTTTCGATGCGTAGTCTTCCCAATGTCCGTACTCATCAGCGTTAAAGTGAGCCTCTTCTATAGCCCCTTGTCTTGATTCGCGCTCATCGTTCTGCGCTTGCTCGCGTAAATCAATGACCGTTTGCCAGTCTCGTTCTTTATCGCTCATAGTATGGTCTCATACTGAATTGGTGTGAATTCTCGCTTAACTTCTATGCTTGCCGGATCAAAGGAGAGCACAACAGAATCAAATAGGTTAGGTGATGGAATTTTTATCCTATCACCGTTGGGTAGCATGATACCACGCCGTAGCTCATCCTTAGTATAGAACTGAACCGTAGAGCCGGGCTTGATTGGCGTCTTACATGCCTCTGCTTTTAGCTTCTCCATCATTTCCGGCTTAATAGTCTCGCTATCAAAGCTAATCAGTGTGTCTGGATCTTGATATCGCTTAGATGGATCTGTTATAGCTTCGTGTGTTCTGAATATGCGCTCAGCTATGCTAATGGTGTTCTGAGCCTTCCTGTTCTTCAGTACGTCCTTATTCTTCAGCTTATCTGATCGGTTAGTAAGGTTTGCCGTTTCGCTCTTAAATAGCGCCTCTGGCTGGTGTACAGACTTCGACCCTTTATACGCAAAGATGTTTGTTTTCTTGCCAGAGAATGCCTTATCGACATTATCTCTCAGTGTTGCACCTAAACCATCGGCGTCATATCCGAACGAATCACAGCCATCAAAGATAGCCCGTTTACAGGCTTCGTCCATTTTCCTATTACCATTCTCGCCCTGTATCTCATCGATAGCGAAGAATACAACGCCCTTGCGTGAAGCATAGCCGAATGGATCACTACCTACATCGGACGGGTCACCAGAAGAAACAACCGCGCCTTGAGCCTCAAAGCCTAGCTTTTTATGTGCATCGATACATGACTTGAACCAGTCTTCCTGAATGACTGAGGTCATCACATCATCATTGAATGCGCCTTCCCATATACCATTGAATCTTGATTTAGTCATAAAGCCCCGTTTAACCTTGTCTCGGTCTTTCTCAAGCTCACCCTGCAATGATTCGTCGTGCTCAAACCACGGATTGTCAGCATATGTAAGCTTAACGATCATGTGGTGCTTGTCCTCGTAGAATCCGCACTTATCAAGCTCAGCTTGGTACGGAGTAATAAACTCTTTGCTCATTGCATCCTGAGAGCTTCCTGTATTCCATAGATACCAAAGCTCAGCACCTGGCATATCTCGTAACGTTGGACCAAGCGTATCAATCGTCTTCTGGCAAGTACCCTCAGCCTCCTCCATTAGGAACCGCTTAAAGTCTGCCGTTCCTTTCATATCTAAGATGTTTTTCATACCGCCAAATACGAATTTACCCGCGTTTGTATTTCTTATTTCCCACTTAGACGGGACCGACATGAACCCACCAAGCCCCATCTTACGTATAGTGCTTTCAATTCCTGAATATACCGATTCCCTTAGGGATGTCATTCGCTCACGTAATACATACGCTTTATTGCCGCATGAGTGAACATCAGCTACGAATATGTTTTGCGCGAACCTAGTCTTTGTTGCGCCCCTTCCGCCAAACAATCCCTTATATTTTTTATACTTAAGAATGAATGGTTCTAGCTTCTCAATAAGTAATACGCTTGGCTCTTCATCTGTGGGGTACATATCCCCTATCTCGCCTTTCCACCGCCGTATGATATTAGGTACTAAATCACCATCAATCTTATCTACCCGATCAATTACACCGTACACTGTCTTTTCTAATGAGCCGGTTTGAGCTAATACAAGAGGCTCCATGGCGTCTAATCGTTTAGCTAGGCTGAGCATTAAGCATCTCTTCTAGCTTTTCAATTCTAACCTTAAGCTCTGTATTAACCTCGATTTCAATAGCACCCTTGATTGAGTTGATAAGCATACTAGCTACATCGGGTGGTATTTCCCCATTACTTACAGCGTCGAGTAATTGGCTAACCTGCTGCACTGGGGTTCCTCTTGCGTTGAAATTGAACTCAACATCAGGCATCACTGATTTTTTAAGCGGAGAGAATCTATTCAATACCTCTCGAAGTGCAAAGGAGTCTTCAGGATCTAATGCTCTAGTAACAAGCATTTCATAGAACCCTTCCTCCGTTTTGCCTTGCTTTTCGAGAGCGTCAAGAATTTTGGTCCGTTCAGACTTGCCGCGCTTGTTGTTCTGCCCCGATTTAAAGCTTGTCGATGATGTAGCCATGCTAGCCCTCAATTAACCCTCAATTGTCAACATCATAACATTTCTTTAACACGCGTCACCAATGGTAAACGTGGCGTCATTACCAATAAACACCTTCGGTGTAGCGTCCGTATATGTTCCGCACACCGTCCAAGTACCGCCTTCAGTAAAGTCTGTGGCTTGAGTGGTGAACTCCATATACTCACTTGCGAGCAATGAGCCTAGATCGGGATCTGTAATAGGTGTTGCTGGTGCTGTCACCCTGGGATTTGATATTGTTGTTGTATTCCCGCTAGGATCTGTAAATTTTAAATCAAGCGCTGTGCTTGAACTCATATCAAACTTAGTAGAGTAGCGAAACGTCTTACCCACTTCTGTAGCTTTAATGCCCATAATTAACCTTCTGTACCTTGATCTGAAGCGTTTATTCGCCCTTCAACACTTAACCCTGTACCGTCTATTATGCCCGATACAGAAAATGATTCAAAAAACAAGCCTGTAACACCCTCGCCATTATCAATGATTCTAGCGTCAACACTTGTGCCGTTTGGGTTTATATCGCCCTCTACTGCAAATGATTCTGTAATCAAGCCGTTAACCCCCTCGCCTAGCTCTAGTATTCTTGCGTAAACTCCTATGCCATTAGCGCTTAATAGACCCTGGACCGCAAAGGATTGAGCTATCTCACCAGCAACACCTTCACCATTTGAAATTATCCTAGCCGCTAATGCCGCGCCGGTTTCGTCTATCTCGCCTTCAATGGCAAAAGATGTGACTATTAAACCTTCAACACCTATACCCGGTACAGGCTCCGCTACTGAGGTTGCGCCCCAAGAGTCTAGCCATGCTGTTAGCCATGAGTTGCCCCACGAGCTAGCCACTTATGGCCCCCACTCATCACCAGATGCGCCTGTACCCGATACTGTTACATCATTTACTGATTGAATGTTGGAGTCTACTTGGTTGGCCACGGTGTACGTTAGCGGGTCCGTCTTAACCTTAACGGCGTCTGATACGGTTTTAACCGCTGCTATATCTGTTGATACGTCTACCGCCGGAGTGCCTACAAGTGTAGTTAGTGATGCCTCAAGAGCTGTTCCGAATAGTTGGTTACTTTCGGGTGTGGTTAATCCGCTTACGCCCGTCTCCGTTACAAGTGGAACGCCGGAATAATCCATAAATATAGAATTACCAGTCGTGTCGTAAGGGCTTGTAAAATCGCTGCGATAGTATCGGATATCATTATCAACAAACTGGAAGTTACCTACGGATGTTTTCTCAATTACAACATCAACAACAGATACCTCTTGACGTATTGACGCTGAGCTTTCTACGACATACGCGCCCCAGAAGTTCCACATACCACTACCGGTGGCTAGTATTGATGCCCACCAACTAACCATTTCTGTTTTTTCGCCAGACCCCGAACCTATAATATCAATATCAATATTGGTTCCATCTTCTGCGTATTTAGTGATTGTGCTCGCATCCCATGCCCACGCCTCAACATCTGTCCAGCTAACTTGCGAAATAGGGGCGGTAAAGCCGGCACTGCTCACAATACCTGTTACCTCTACTGGCTCGTAGTAAGTGGTGGTATTTTGACGCATCCCTCTAACTCGGAAAGTATCACCTGAACTGAACTCCTCGCCATCCGTATAATTTAGGCTCCAGTCTGAAGCCTGAGAGCCATCCTCAACTAATATGCTCATTGTTGTCCAAACAGCCGTACCATCTGCTGTAGTGTTGCCTGGTGTAGTATCCCAAGTTGGCTCACTACCACCGCTTGTGCCTGCTGTTGTGCATCGCATCCACAATAAATTAGGGTATGTGCCAATGCCTGTAGTTCTTAACGCCTTATCACCGATAACATAAGCGGTGGTTGCTGCCCAGTCACTAGCATTTAAAGCTGTGTCGTTAATAGCCTGTATGTATGAATTTGCTATTAGCCCAAGAGTTGAAGCCGTTGCAGTTACCGCTGGCGTGTAATACGTACCATCGTTTGATTGAAAGCGTGTGAAATCTGGATGATCACTACCACCACGGCTTACATAAAATCCATGATCCCCTGCTACGCCCTCAACCAGTCCCTGTATTGTGTCGTATGCAGAGCCTAACTCACCGACTATTTCAGGCCAGTTAAAGGGGTCTTTGCCTTGGTATGTGGCGTCCAAGCTTAGGTTGTAATTAATCTCCCTAAGTATATTTGTACCAGAGTTTGCACCGCCATCTTGCACTTCATAATCGAATGATTTTGTACCAACTACTAGGGGCGCACCGGTATGATCAACAATAGTAATAGTAATTGCTGGGTCACCTGTAGCCGCTGCTATTGCGACCGGCTCCATCGCTACTATGTATAGAATTGGGCTTAGTGTTGATATGCCGTAATCGCTTAGAACATCAGAGCGGGATTCTCTGTAACCGTTGGGCTGGTATTTAAGAACTAAGTGTCCACGGTAATCAAAATTGCCATGACTGGCATCACCATAAGTTTTAATAACTTCATTGAATATTCCGCTTGCTCTTGCGTCTGTGGTGGTGGTGCCGTCTATCTGCTGGAACTCTCCCGTGAATCCCGTAGCTGTACCAGATGACTTAATACCGCTCCAGCTAGCTGTGGTTGCTACCGCTGCTGATAAGTACTCGACACCGGCCTCTATCATATTCTCAATGCTGGCATCTGTTGCACCTTCAGCATCTTCCACTAAGTACAGTGATGCCGCCCCATCCATCTCTAGATTAAACGCTGTGTTTCTCAGTGCAGTCTCAGCTATAAAGCTGTCAATCATTAGACTAAACACGCCTTGAGCTGTCACACCCCATGTGGGTACCGTTAATTCATTCAATGATCTAGACCAGCTAGCGTCTGTTGTGTACGTCAAGCCGTGGCTAGAATCATACTCTCTCGATGCTACTAGATTAATCGTAGTGCTGGACGTACCACTCAGTGTGACACCTGTGAACCTTTGAGGGATAAAGCCTGCTTTTTGAACCGTATAATCAACCGTTTGCCCAGTGTGGGTAAAGACTAAAGATGACCCTGTAGCGCTATCCAGAAGAGTCTGCGTTGCAGTTGTGAAGATTCTTATTGTTGAGCCAGTCTCACTTGAAGTAATAGTAAAGTCATCGGTAGGTGCTGATATAGTAATTGAACCACCAGCAGTAGAAGTGGTAGTGCTGATACCTGCTGCTAGCTGTACTGTAATCGCGTTAGTAGCTGAGTCGTTGTGAACCAGCATAGTGTGACCGGCTTCAACTGTAAGCCCTGTCATAATGTAAGTACCGGCCCCTCCTGAACCTAAAGTAAGATCCTTACCTGAGTT